ATTTTAGTCCAGTTTCTATAACAGAAATACCAGCCGACTGTATGGGTTGTTGTGCTTGTGCCACTTGCCATATCTATGTTGATGAGAAATGGGTTGACAAACTGCCTAAAATAAAAGATAATATGGCAGAATTAGAATTATTAGAATATGAAAAAGGTTACAAAGAGGGAGTTAGTAGATTAGGTTGCCAAATCTTTTTAACAAAAGAACTTGACGGATTGATTTTACATTTAAAAAATGATGAACTTTTATAAATCAGTAATTGAATATAAAGGCAAACTTCTTGTAAGAGGCATACACGAAGGCCAAGAGTATAAAGAAAAAATAGATTTTGACCCTACTCTTTATTCATTAACTCAACAACAAACAGAATTTAAAAGTTTACAAGGCCAATTTCTTAAACCTATTACATTTAAAACTATTGATGATGCTCGTAAATTTAGACGAGAGGTGGCAACCGAAAATTCACCTATCTATGGTTTAGAAAGATACCATTATCAATATATTAATAAAAAGTTTCCTGAGAACATTAATTGGGATAAGAAGTTTATTAAAATATTTACACTTGATATAGAAACGGCCTGTGAAAATGGTTTTCCTGATGTAGAAAATCCTATTGAAGAATTACTTTGTATTACAGTTAAAAATCAAAGTAATAAACAAATCATAACTTGGGGTGTCGGCGACTATAAAACAGACAGAACAGATATTACTTACGTTAAATGTAAAGACGAAAAACAATTAATGTTTGAGTTTATGAACTTCTGGACTAAAAATTATCCTGATGTTATCACAGGTTGGAATACTAAATTCTTTGACTTACCTTACCTGATGAATAGAATTATATTGATAGCTGGTGATAAGGTTGCAAACAAAATATCTCCTTGGGGATTGTTTCAAAGAGAAATAATATTAGCAAGAGGAAGACCTAAAACAATTTATGATATAAAAGGTATTACTAACTTAGATTACCTAGACTTGTATCAATGGTTTATACCAACAAGACAAGAGAGTTACAAATTAGATTTTATCGGTGAATTAGAATTAGGTCGTGGTAAAGATGAGATGAAACACAATACATTTAAAGATTGGTATACAAACGACTTTCAATCATTTATTGATTACAATATACAAGACGTAGAAATCGTTGATGCTTTAGAAGATAAACTTGGCCTAATTGATTTATCATTGACTGTTGCTTATGAATCTAAAGTAAATTATGGTGACATCTTTTCACAAGTGAGAGTATGGGACACACTAATAGCAAATCATTTATTAAAAAAAAATATTTGTATTCCACCACGTGAAGATAATATAAAAAACGAAAAGTATGAAGGCGCCTATGTAAAAGAACCACAACTTGGTATGCACAAGTGGATAGTTTCATTTGATATTAACTCACTATATCCGCATATCATTATACAATATAATATTTCACCAGAAAAAATCATAGGTGAAAAACCATCAGGCATTTCAGTAAACAAAATGTTAAATCAATCTACGCCTTTAGCATATTTAAAAACAGAAGGAGCTTGTATAACTCCGAATGGTGCTTTGTTTAAAAATGACAATCAAGGTTTTTTACCAGAGATGATGGAAACAATGTATAATGAACGTGTCATTTACAAGAATAGAATGTTAAAAGCAAAAAAAGAATATGAGATAACTAAAAATCCTGAATTGATAAAAGAAATATCTCGTTGTCATAATATTCAATGGGCAAGAAAGATTGCTTTAAACTCCGCTTATGGTGCTGTTGGCAATCAATACTTTAGATACTATGACGTAAGACAGGCCAGTGCCATTACAACAGCAGGCCAGTTTATCATTCGTTTTATAGAAGAAAAGGTTAACACATATTTAAATAATATATTAAAGACACACGATAAGATAGATTATATTGTTGCTTCAGATACAGATTCAATCTATGTTACATTAGATAAACTTGTAGAACATACTTGTAAAGATAAAACGGAAGACCAGATTTGTAATTTTATAAACAAAGTGGTTGATAGTAGAATTGAACCATTTTTAAATAAGTGTTTTGAAGAACTAGCAGATTATACAAACGCTTTTAAGAACTGTATGGTAATGAAACGAGAAGTAATTGCCAATAAAGGTATATGGGTGGCTAAAAAAAGATATATGTTAAACGTATTAGATGAAGAAGGCGTTAGACTTTCTGAACCTAAGTTAAAGATTATGGGTATTGAAGCTGTTAAATCTTCAACACCACAAGTATGTAGAGGTAGAATTAAAGAGGCCATTCAGATTATAATGAATAAAGACGAAACAACATTACAAAGTTTTATTGCTGATTTTAAAAAAGAGTTTTTTACTATGTCGGCCGAACAAATATCTTTTCCACGATCTTGTAATAATATGAAGAAGTATTATGACAGCAATAGTATCTTTTCTAAAGGCACACCAATACACGTTAAAGGAGCTTTGATATATAATCACCAGATAAAACAGTTTAAACTATCAAACAAATATCCTTTTATACAAGAAGGAGATAAGATTAAATTTCTTAAACTAGTTGACGCTAATCCATTTAAATTTGATGTAATTAGTTACATTACTACACTACCAAAAGAGTTTAAATTACAACAGTATATAGATTATGAAACACAATTTGAAAAAACTTTCCTAGACCCAATGAGATTTATATTACAGTCTATTGGTTGGTCACAAGAAAAGAAAGCAAACTTAGAGGCATTTTTTCAATGATGAATTGGTTATTTTATACATTACCAAAAAATAAAAGAATACATTACTTTGTTTGTTTATGGTTATCTTTAGTAGTTATACCATCTTTATTTCCTGAAAAATATAGTCTTAACATTACACAGTCAGCTTTAAATTTTATATGTTATGATATTTTATATTATTTTTTATTAATAAGAGGACACTTTGATAGATGATACCATTTCCTAATAAAAAATATAAAGTAATTTATGCTGACCCGCCTTGGTACTTTAAATCATATAGTAAAAAAGGCGAAGGAAGAAATGCTACACAACATTATGATTGTATGAAGATTGAAGATATTAAAAATTTACCAGTTAAAGATATATCAGAAAACGATTCAACTCTATTAATGTGGGTAACAGATCCTTTTTTAAAAATGTCATTTGAAGTTATTGAGTCTTGGGGATTTAAATATAAAACTGTGGCATTTACCTGGGTGAAAACAAATAAAAAAAGTCCAGGATATTTTAAAGGTTTAGGTTATTGGACAAGAGCCAATCCTGAAATGTGTTTGTTAGCAACTAAAGGTAAACCAAAAAGAATAAACAATGGCGTAGATCAACTTGTTGTTTCTAAATTAAGAGAACATTCAAAAAAACCTGATGAAGTTTATGAACGTATTGAAAAATTATTAGAAGGACCTTATATAGAATTATTTGCTCGTAATAAAAAAGATAATTGGTCTAGTTGGGGAAATCAAATATGAAAACATTAAATAAAGAACAGGCACTACATTGTGCTAAAATATTTAAAGATTATTTTGGTAATTTTAATCGTATAGATGATTATATGCGAGATCAAAAATTGGCCTCTATACAAAACATTTCTGCTGGATTACCGGGTATGAGTTTAGAAGATGATTTGTTTTCCGATTTTACAATGTCACCTAAAGATATGAAATTAGAAGTATTAGAAATAGACAATGTTACTTGGGACACTTGTATTAATATGATTTCAAGCCATAGTAATATGGTAAGTATTCCTGGTAAAAATTTAAAACTAGCGGTAAAAGAAATGACAACTAATAAGTTTGTAGGGTTTATAAGATTGGCTTCACCAGTTATTAATATGAAACCTAGAAATGAAATGTTAGGCAATACTCCTGATCTATCACAGTTTAATAAAACGGCCATTATGGGATTTGTTATAGTGCCGTCACAACCTTTTGGTTATAATTATCTTGGTGGTAAACTATTGGCCGCTATTTGTTGTAGTCATAAAGTAAGAGAGATGATGAATAAAAAATATAATATGAACTTATGTTTATTTGAAACTACAAGTTTATATGGTAACAGTAAATCATCAAGTCAGTATGATGGTATGAAACCTTATATCAGATACAAAGGCCTAACCGATAGTGATTTTATACCTATGTTACACGGATTACCTTTTGAAAAATTAAAAGACTACGTTCAGAATATAGTAGGCGATCTAGTAAAAGAAGATGCATCAAGTAAGAAATTAAAATTAACCAATGCAATTATAGGTTTAATCAAACGATCTTTAAAAGAAGATAAGACAGAACTAGAAGATTTTAATAAAGTTATCAACAACGCAAAAGACTTGACAGAACAGAAAAGATATTATATAAGCCATTATGGTATTAAGAACTATATTGATATAGTAAATGGCAAATCAGATGTAATCGTTAAAGATGATACATACGATAAGTTTGAGTTGAATAACATAATAGAGTGGTGGAGAAACAAAGCCATTACTCGATATGAAACATTAAAAAAGGAGAATAGAATAAGAAATGAGATTGAGATTTGGACAAAAAATAAAGACTTACAAATCATCCGATAGAGAAATGATTTATATAAATAAACTTATAACATATTTGATGTGATGGTGGAAGAAATTTTAACAAATAGAGAGATGGATAAAAATAACCTACTAATACACAAGCACTTAATTATACGTGCTGAAGTAAAAAACCCCCCAAAAGACGAACAGAAACTTGCTGAGTGGATGAAGCAGTTTATTTCTTTTATCAATATGAAAATTTTAATGGGACCTTATGTTAAGTATTGTGATAAAGTAGGCAATCGTGGTATCACAGGTGTGGCCGTTATTGAAACAAGTCATATAGCAATACACGTATGGGACGAGACCGACCCGGCCATTATGCAGTTTGATGTTTATAGCTGCTCAGAATTTGACCCTTATAAGATAGCAGATAAACTTCAAGCTGATTTTGAAGTAGTCAAACTAGACTATAAGTTCCTTAATAGAGAAACTGAATTGAAACCTATAAGGTTAAAGAAAGATACAATGAAAAACGTGGAAACCCATAAATATGCAAATAGTAATAATCAACAGACTTCAGAACCCACCCTATTTAATATCTCCTAACTTTCATCCAAAAGAACTTGACAATCTAAAGGAAATGTTATATAATGAGAATATCAAATACGTATTAATATCTAGTGAAAAGGAGAACTTAGAATATGAGCAATTTTTTAAAAGACATAATTAAAGATGTAGGCAATGAATATGCTTCACTTGTAAGTGATGGTATCGATAGTGCTGATGTAACAAATTTTATAGATACAGGTTCGTATTCTTTCAATGCTCTACTATCAGGTAGTATTTTTGGTGGCCTTCCAGGAAATAAAATAACAGCAATAGCCGGAGAAGCAGCAACAGGTAAAACATTTTTTGCTTTAGGAATTTGTAAAAACTTTTTAGATAAAGATAAAGAAGCAGGTGTAATTTATTTTGAATCAGAAAGTGCCATCTCAAAAGAGATGATAGTATCACGTGGTGTTGATGCCACAAGAATGGTAATTGTTCCAGTTGCTACTGTACAAGAATTTAGAAATCAATCAATAAAAGTATTAGACAAATATTTAGAACAGCCAGAAGATAAAAGAAAACCATTAATGCTTGTATTAGATAGTTTAGGTATGTTATCTACTACAAAAGAAATGGAAGATACGGCTGAAGGAAAAGAAACAAGAGATATGACAAGATCACAAATTGTCAAATCAACATTTAGAGTTTTAACATTGAAACTTGGCAGGGCAAAAGTTCCAATGATAATGACCAACCACACATATGACGTAATAGGTTCTATGTACCCACAAAAAGAAATGGGTGGTGGTTCTGGTCTTAAATACGCTGCCTCATCAATCATCTATCTCGGTAAAAGAAAAGAAAAAGATGCCGACAATCAAGTGATTGGTAATATTATCCACTGTAAAAACTACAAGTCAAGGTTAACAAAAGAAAATGCTCAAATAGATGTAAGACTAACATATAAAGAAGGCTTAGACCGATATTATGGTTTGTTAGAAATTGCAGAAGAAGC